CATTATTTTCTAAAAACAGTTCTTTATTATTAAAGGTTAGCTTAAATTTACCATAAGCTAATATCGCCATTGTAGAAACGTTAGTGTTTGAGACAGTCGTTTCTTCACAAACACCCTTTTTCTTTAAAATAGCTTTAACTTCAAATGGAGCAGCTTTGAGAAAATCATCTTTATATGGGCCAATAATCCAACCCCTATTGTTTTTCCCTAGTTCTTTAGTGTTTCCTGTTTTTATTTTCGTATAGTGTCCCAATTTACGTTAGGAGCTAGCCAGTCTTTTGCCATGTGCGTAGCCATACTAGGGATTGGCACATAAAGAGGGAAGCCTTTTTCTAATAAATCCAACCAAACCTGTCCATCTAAATAGCCATGTTTTTTTAGCATCTCTAAATTATCCTTAACTAAAGAGCTATGGCATCCCCAGGTCATTGTATCCCGCTCTGTTGATCTAAAATGATGGTCGTCTATTAATTTAATAATACATTTATCAGAGTGCAAATCTTTATCTTTATAGAAGTTAGGATGGTCATAAGGACTAACCAATTTAAGTTCTTCTAAAGCATTAACGAAAGTCTTTCCACAGGTATTTTTATATAAATAATCGCATTCTTGAAACAAAACATAGTCATTCATCTTGCTAGCTATCTTGTAAGATAAAATCATTGCTTCGTTTATCCCATGGTTGGTTTCTTTTATTTCAAAACTATAGCCAAATTTGGAACATAACTTGATAATCATAGTCTTACAGGTGCAATTATCTGCTAAGAAAATAATCCGAGGCTTAACATCACTAAAGGCCATTAAAAACGATTCTAAACAAAACTCATTAAGCTTATTTTTATCATCTTGATAAATAGGACTAGGATTAGTGCTAGGGATACTTGTAATTCTATATATTACTTGCATATTTCTCCGATTACTTTATCAATAAAGTTAATCATATCTTGGTTAATACTAGGATGTACTGATAAGAATAAACCATTACTCATAATAAAATCAGCGTTTGTCATTGTTATGCTATTATCTCCATTGTTAGTTTTAAACTCAACATCTTTATAGGCTGGGTGTCTTAAAACATTTCCTGAAAAAATAGTTCTGCATTCAATATTATTCTTTTCTAAATAATCCATTAATACTCCTCGTTGTACTCCCCAAACTACCATTGGAAATGAAAACCAACAAACTTCGGTGTTAGTTGGATATTCCATCATTTGTAAATTCTCGTATTTGCTAAGTACTTTATGGAGAGCTTTGAAATTAGCTAGTCTTTGTTCTCTAAACCCAGCTATTCTTTTCAATTGGACTCTACCCATAGCACATTGTAATTCTAAAGGCTTCATATTATAACCAATTTCTTCATAGACATATCTTGATCTATAATCACCTGGCAATCCTTCATAGTTATAAAGAGCATCTGTTCCATCAGCTCTACCCCACTCTCTTATCTTCTTACATTTATTGGCTAACTCCTCATCATTAGTTAAAATAGCACCACCTTCTCCAGTAGTAATAATGTGAGCGGCGTGGAATGAAACACAAGATAAGTCTGCTAATGTTTCTACATAAACACCATCTACTAATGTCCCATAGCCATCACAATTATCAAGGATAATTTTACGATCACCTATAATTTCTCTAAGAGCTTTTAGATCTACTGGGTTTGAAGCAATATTAATAGCAATTACAGCCTTTATATCTGGATCTAGCTCAATAGCCTTTTTGACTTCGTTTAAATCTATTAAAAGTGTCTTAGGATCAATATCTACTACATAAGGAACACATCCACATTGTAAGATTGCATTAAAAGCAGTGGGGAAATTAAGTGCTGGGATAATAACTCTTGAACCTTTAGGAAGGTTTAACGAAGTCATTGCTACTAATAAAGCAGAAGAACCCGAATTAACAACAACAGCTCTTTTAACACCTGTGTTTTTAGCTAATTCTTGTTCAAAAGCAATTGATTCTGGTCCAACAGTCCATCTTTTACCACCTTGGCCTAACATTACATCCATTACAGCCTTAACTTCTTCAAGGCCAATCATAGCACCGCCATATTCGATTCTATCTTTAATTGGTGTAAACATTATTTACCTTTCTGATAAAAGAGAGCATTTCTTCTGCCCTATTTTTATATGTATGATATTTTATAACATGTTTTCTTGCGTCTTTAGCCATTTTCTCTCTAATCTTATCATGTTCTAATAAGAAGTTTATTTGGCTGATAGCTTCTTCAACACTTCTAAAGCTTAAATAGTGCTTTTCTTCTTGAGCAAAATAATGCAGGCATGGGGTATAACTAACAACCATAGCTCCAAGAGCTAGCCCCTCAAAAAATCTAATATTAATTTCCTCATATCTAATATGATTAAAAATAACCTTACATTTTGAGTATTCTTTGCTTAAGTCCTTTGAAAGTACGTCATCCCTAATCAGTGCGTTAAAATTAACGTTGATAGCTTGCAAGTATTCATCTCTATCACAATTTTCACTACTTCCAGAGCCAATAAATCCAACATCGAATGTTTTTTTAATATCTACTGGCTTATGGATCTCTGGATCGCAAGCATAAGTAACGCACTTGTTATTAGTTCTACCCATTTTATCAAAATTAGCTCCCCAACCAGGCTGGGTATAAAACAAAGGGAATCCTCCCTGTAATGCTCCACTGCATCTATAATTATCAAAAGACCAATGAGCTTTTTGCGGTTCTATATAAGGCTCACAATAAAGCTCAATATCTTCGTTAGGATAATATTTCTTAAAAGCCATTTCTAATAATTCTGCTGGATATAAAGTAAGAGATTCGCTCCTAGCAATTTTTATCATTTATTTATTTCTTTGTTAACCACCATTATAGGTGGTAAGTCTTTTTTTTTAACCCACCTCCAGGTTTCTTCAAGACCTTTTCTTAAAGGTGTTTCTTTGTAATCAACTATTCTATTTTGCAAAGAATGGTCAGCTAAAAACATTGAGATTTCTTGAGGTCTGCCCGGTTTAAGCTCCACCTTTCCTTTTATTCCAGCTATATCTTGTAATAAATCAGAAAGTTCTTTAATAGAAATAGCTTTATCAGAGCCAACGTTTATTGTTATATTTTTAAGGGTAATTCCTTTATATAAAACATCTACAACATCGTGAACATAGGAAAAAGCTCGTTTCATTTTTCCTTCACCAAATAAAATATATGGATCACCTTCAATCAATTTCCTCATAAACAAAGCAACCACGTTTTTATACGGGTCATCCATCTTTTGTCCTGGACCATAGATATTATGTGGTCTAAAAATAACATATTCAAATCCATAGACTTTAGCCATTATTCTAAGTATCTGCTCACTAGCTAACTTATTAACTCCATAAACATCTTTAGGGATTGTTTCGCCATCCTCTTTATAAGGGACAGTTGCTTCTCCATAAACAGCTACACTAGAAGTATAAAGAAACTTTTTAACTCCAGAATTAACAGATGCCTTTAAAACATTAACAAATATTCCAATGTTTCTTTGTGTCATATCAACTGGGGATACTTGTCCTCTAGCTTCTGCTGCATAAGCAGCTAAGTGGTAAACAACATCTGGTTTAAATTCTTCTATTGTTTTATCAACAAGTTTTTCATCTCTAAGATCGTAACCATTTTCAAGGGACATCCCAAAAACTTCGTGATATTCTTCTTTAAGAAGTTTAACTAAATTACTTCCAACTAATCCAGTATGGCCAGTAACTAATATTTTCATTTCCATCCTTTTACTATTTTGTTAGTATTTTTTCTCATCCATTTAACAGAATCTTCATCACTTATCTTTTTAGGAATTGTATATTGTAAATCTATATCATCATCAACTTCCTGTGTTCTAATTAATGGCAAATCACCACTTTCAATTTGTTTTAGCATCCAGTCATATCTTGGATCATTCAAACGTCTTGTTCTATTAACACTATTACCACCTTCATCTTTTCCTAAAACTCCCCAATGATCTACGCATGTTGCAACAATACTATCATCAACAAATAATTTATATCCTAACTTAAATGCACGATAGATAATTTCCGTATCATCCCAGCCTAAAGCTTCATCGTAAAATTCATAATAACCACCCAATAATCTTAATAACTCAATATCTACTGCTCCGAAATTCTGTTCGAAATCAGTAACTGTTCCACTTTTTCTAAATCCATAGTGTTGTTGTCTAATATTCTCACGCATAAATTCGCCAATAACGTCAGTCTTATCATTAAACCAATCTTCTTCGTTACATAAATTAGGAACAAACTTAGGGGCGTTATATTTATCAACTGGTGCAATAAAACTCATTGGGTTGTGTCTATATAAGTCAACCAATCTTTCAATAGCATCTTTTTCAATTAGAACAAAGTCTTGTAAAAAAACAAACAGGTTCCCTTTAGCATTTTCTATAGCGGTGTTGTTAGCGTTACATAGAGAATATGTTCTTTTTATTTTTCTTTTCTTTCCTTTTAAGTATTTAATATTAAGTTTATATTTTTCTGCATACTTAATAGCTAGATCATTACGATTTTCATCTTTATCATCAACAATTATCCACTCAAAGTTTTTATAAGTTTGTTTAGAAAGATTATCTGCCATTACATTCCACCAACCATCACGAACTGTTGGAGTATAAATAGTAACCATTGGTTTTTCTATTGGTTTTTTAAATTCATTAGTCCATTTATCTGCGATTTTGTTCCAAAAATAGCTTTTAGCAAACTTCTTAGCCTTTTTAGACTCTTTTTTCCAGAGGTCGGCATCTTCAATTAGCCTAAAAACGGCTTTTTTAAACTCCCCAAGTATGTTTACATCTTTTATATCGCCGTTTATCTTAAAACCACTACCAACTGTTTCTTTTAATGCTCCATAATTAGCAACGACTGGTACTAACCCGTCATTTTGAGCCTCTAAAGCTGTTATGCAGTTAATTTCAAAGAACCAAGTTGGATATAACCAAATTCCACATTGTTTTCTAACTTCTTTTAATTCCTTTTTGCCTATACGTCCATGGTGGATAATTCCAGGCTGGTCCATTAGCTGTTTTATCTCTTCCATCCAAGCCATACGTTCTGGATTGTTACCATTAGCTTTAATAAATAAATCCCAACCATAACAAATATGTAATTCTGCTTCTGGATGTTTTTTAACAATATCTGGCCATAGAAACAGAACAGTATCTAAACCACGATCATAACTAGAACCCCAGAATATTTTGTTTTGTCTTTTCATATTAAATCCCATTGCTTATTGTTATAAATTTATTATCTGGGATATTTGTTGCTAATTTACGTTGCTCGTTGCTTTTAACAAAGAAGGCATCTATCTGCTCTAAATATTTTAGGTAATCCCCTTCATTCCAAACATCGTGTAAATCAATAAAGAATTTCTTTGAAGAAACCTTGTTAGCCATAAATCCAGCACGCCATTGAATGAAAATATTAAACTTATCTTTTTTATTAAATCTTTTGTAACTTAGATAATTAACTCCATCGTAAAATCCTTCTTTTAATGGGTCTCCATAAACAGTTACTTTATAACCTTTTTCAACCCAAAGTCTAGCCAATTTAATTACGGCAGTTTCGCTTCCACCAATGCCTTGTTTTAGATTATCTGGACTCCATTTTTCAAAGTGGTCTCCACCAAAATTAGCATAATAGCAAATCTCTTTTTCTCCCCATACTTTAGGCTTAGAGAATTTATTAGCTAGCCTATTATAAAAAGGTAATTGTTTAAATTTCTCTGGAAATACTTTAAGAACCAAATCTAACTCGTCATACATTTTTGCTTCACCAAGATACTTAGTAAATTCATCAATATTTTTGGAAGCATCGTTAAATAATTTAAGATCAGTTATATAATCAACCTGATCTTCGTTTTCTTCAAAAGGCTGCATCTTATAAACTTCTTTAGCAGCTTCTAAAGCCTTATTAATGTTCTTAGAAACGTTTAAACTGTATTTTAATTTTAATAATTGCGTGTGATATTTATCATCAAGTATATTTCTATTACCAGCAGTTGACCTATCTGTTTCGATATTATCTGCAATATCCATATAGAATTTCATCTCTTTATCTTTATTAAGAGCAAAACAAACATCCGCTAGTTTTAAATAAACACCCTTATTATGTGGCCATTCATTCATTGAACCAAACAACATCTGTTTAGCTTTCTCTGGAGAACCTAATTTAGCAAAGCATTGTGCTAAAAGAATATAACAGTTAGCTCGTTCTTCATCCCAACCAGAACCCATTAAATACTCTTCACCTAATCTAATACATTTATTTAAAGTATCTTCGTCATCTTCCTCAGCGTAGATCTTCATTAGATAAAGGACTGTTCTTGGATCAACCTTTTTTGCTTCAACCTCATCTTTAAGTTGTAATTCTAAAATTCTTCTATTTCTGTTTGTTCTATTAACATTTCTGTCATTATCAAACCTAGTAGCTTCTCTGTGTAAGACTGCTATTTCAAAAAGAGGATGGCTTTCATCTGGAGTATGGATAATATTAGTATATTTTAACTTAGAGTCTTTAAACTCTACTGGTGTTTCGTGGATTCTACCAACCCATTTAATTCTATTAACTTTAATTAAGCGTTCTCTTTGATGGTAAAGCTCTACTTCTTCAAGATTTCCACTAATTGGCTTTCCTTCAAATCTGCAACCATACCAATATGTCATAAAAATAGTATCAAGTTCTTTTTTATCAGCTAACCTAGCAAGATCTCTTAAATAGTCGCCACCAATTAATTCATCATCAGAATCTAACCATAAAATATAATCAGTTTTGCTATCTACTTGGCTAAAATTAAAGTTTCTTTGTTTAGAAAAATCATCATCCCAGTCTAAATGAGAATGGTGAAAATGATTGTCTTTGCAATATTTTTTTATCTTATCTGTTTTTTTGCCATTAGTTGTTATATAAACTTCATCAACAAAACTTGAGGCACTATTTATTGCTATTTTTAAAGTAGAAAGTTTTTCATCTCCTTCTACTATTATACAAAGACCTATATTCATAATTAAACCTTATTACAAAATTGAAATGCTGGGAATATTTTTACCAACTTAATATAATATTTGCGATCTAAATTGACATCTTCTGTAAAAAACAATTTCATTAACTTATGGATATAAAGGGGGATTGAGGCAAGGCTTCTTCCAGAATGAGATTTAACCTGCTCTTTTAAACTTTTCTCTACGCTTTTATATTTAGCACGTTCACTCATCCAATCTCTACTTTCACGTGGAAATAAATCCATCCAGGTGGCGATAACAACTTCCATTAACTTCTTTCCTTGTTCTGAAAATACTGTAGTTGGCTTGCCTAATCTATTCCATGAGAGCATTAATGCGCTAGTAGCTTCATTAACAACTTCTGGAAGTAAAACATATTCTTCATCGTCTATATTAACAATCTTATTTACTGGTCTGGGTACTTTTAATAGGGAAGGTCCTGTATCTATGTTTTCCATTAAAAATATTATAACACAAAAGAAAAAGGGGCTTTCGCCCCTTAATCTTTAGATAACTTATAAGTATTAGTTTATAAGCCAGTTCCATAACCAGTGCGTTTAACACTTGCACGTTCTGCATAAGATACAACTGTAAGTTCGGTGATATAAACACCATTCTCACGATCGCCATCTTGTGCTCTATCTTCCCAGTGAGGTTCGCCTGAACCAACTAAGAATGAATGTTCAAAACAAGATTCATTTAGACCGTAAACGGTAAGTGATCCTGCTAATTTACGAACATCTTTATGAGCCATGATTTTTATAACTGGACCTAGATCAGCGTCAAAGACTCTAACCTCAGTAGTTAATCTTTTATCACTAGCGTTAATGTTACGAGTTAAATTAGTACCAAAGGTAGCAATTCTACGTTTAATAACTGGAGGAGCTAAAAGCAGATCCATTACGTATTCACCCTCAACACCATCCCAAGATTGCTGAACCATATCGTTAATTTCAGTTTCAGTAAAGGATGTACCAGAAGATCTTGCGGTAACGTTAGTAGAGATACATTGATCAATACCACTCATTCCACGAGCAACTCCTGAATCACCACTAGCATATTGTCCATTGATAGTAGCCCATTCCATATCGCTTTTTAAGCGTTTGAGGCCTCTCTCTTTTTCTTTGGACATTGCATCTTCGCCAGAAACCATAGCAATAGAAGCTCTAGTACGAGATAAACGAATTGGTTCATCTAGAATAAGAGTTCTGTTGTTTGATCTAGTTTCTGCTGTTAGATCTGCATAACTTGTTGCAGCACCTTCAATAGAACCAGTAATGCTGGTTGATCTTGATTGATAATATAGATTCCATTCATGAATTGTATTCATGGCTGGACTGCCTTTGCCCAAATTAGAAACTAAATAGTTACTTTCATTTGGGGAGACATCTTTTAAGATCGAAAGTAGAGATTCTCTCATTTCGGTCTGTGCGGCGTATTTTCCGAATGCCATATAGACTCCTTATTTATTTAATTAATGACCAGCTCGTCTTAATCTTTCCATAAGTGCGCTTCTATCGCCTAATCTAGTCTTAGCAGCTAAATCTGCCTCGTTACTATCTTTATAGTTGCTAGATCGTTGTTGAATACCTGCGCTTATCTGGCTCTTTTGTTCAGCTACTTCATCTTTCTTAACTTCTACCGCTTCCGTTTTGTCTTTTGTTTTATAAAAGCCATCTACTTTTTCAGCAGCACTAATAAGATCTTGTTTGCCTTCCATCATTTGCCCGATAAGTTCGTTTTTTACCGCATTATAAAAATTTGGATCAAAACCGCTATTATGTGGATCTAGTTGAGGGTATTTTTCATGAGCAGCTTTTGTTTGTCTTTGCTTTTCAGTTTCCTTTAAAGTATTTAAAGCCATCTGGCTTCTTTCATCAGCTTTTTTTGCTCTATCCTCAGCATCTTTTAATTTCTTAGTTAAAAGATTAGCGTTCACATAACCTTCTTTATCAACAATTCCTTCTTCCTTCACTGGCTTTGGTGTCTGTAATCCGAAGTTGTAACTTGGATTAAAACCATCCTGTGTTGGATTAGGAGCGACTGGGTTACTTTTGGGAGTAAGACTGTCTAAGACAGATTTAGTTTTTTCTTTATCCTCGTAAGCCTTTAGCTTTGCAGCCATTTCCTGTTTAGACTTCAAGAGTTTATCGAATTGCTCTTTAGTTCTATCCTTCGTGCCTTCGGGGAGATTAGCTTCCTCTGTTGGTTTAGTTTCAGTGTGCAAATCTGGTTCTGGTTTTCCTTCCACTGTTTTATCCTGCACGTTGGTATCTTCAATCATAGAAGTACCCTTTCCTTAAGTCGATTTTATATTCTGCTCAGTTTATGGTGGGAGCATCGCACCACGACTTAAAGCACATACTAAAGAATGTCTTGGGAGGTTTTCAAGTCCTATTTTTTAGAAGGTCGTAAAATTGTTGCAGTTGTCTAGCATTACCAGACCAAGAAGCCCCGCAAGAACACTTGAGTTCTTTGCCAACAATCTTTACATCTTTATGAGGGCATTTTTCGTTATTAATCTTAGTTTTTTCTTGATAAGAATCAAAATCCTCTACCTCTTTATCAAGATCTTGGCCATGTAGTTTAAAAAAATATTTAGATTTCATAGCTTTTACCAGAATTATCTATAGCCTTTTTAATTGACGCTATTTTAGATTCACTGCCACCAACTAAATCTATAATCTCTTTATAAGCCATAGCTCTACCATGAGCTTCTGTGTAGGCTTTAAAAAATTCTTCTTGAGTTTTAAACTCACTAGGTTCTAGCCATTTGTTGTTCAAGGCTAGAGTTAGAAGGGGGAGCAGGTACGTTTGGTACTCCTCCTGCTTGCTGATTCGCAGTAGCGCCTCCTGCCTGAGCAGCTCCTTCTTGAACTGCTGGATCTTCTGCCCTTTCAAAATATTTTTGGCTATCATTTAGACCTCCCTCATTTAATATAGAAACAATTAAATCTTTTACTTTTGGTTTCCATCCCTCTAATTGTAACATTCCTTGAATTGAAGGGTCAGTCATCATTTGGATGGCTTGTTGTCTTGATTGGATATATTCAAAACCAGAACCCATTTCCATAGATTTAACATCTAGAATAAAATCATAATCACCATCAAAATCTATAGGTGTTACATAAATATCAGCAGTATCTTGATCTTCATTAATTTCCAACTTAGGTCTCACCCTTAGTTTATCAATATTCTTTTCATCTGGGTTTTCTACCATAGGATTAGAAGGAATACTAGCAGCTTCCACAATATCTGCTAATTCTCTATCTGACATTTTATAATTAGTTTGCTTCATTACATCTTGAACTAAAACCATTCCTTCATCACTTAATTCCATATCAGCAAGCTTCATCTTTTTAAACTTCTCATAGGCTTCTGCCCCAACAAGTTTATATGTTAGCCATTCTTTATCCTCATTACTAAATAAAAATTGCCTATTATTACTAATCCACATTCTCATAATATCGGTAATAAAATCTGACATTTCATTTTGGTTACGCTGATCTCTAGCGTTTTGTTGCTTAGCAGATTGTTTAACCTCAGTAGCAGTTTTCTCTCCAGAAAATGCTTCTATATTAGATACACCCTGACTCATATCACCCATAGCAGTATTAAAAGCACTAACTAACGCCGAGTAACTTGTTTGGAACCATCTTTGAGCTTCACCATTACTTCGCATCTCTGTAACTGCATCTGGAGTATCCATTAGCCATTGAGCTTCTGGTCCATACTCTAATGTTTCTAATCTAACCTTATTTTCTATAATCTTTAGAGGTGGGCGCATTTTTAAGATCATTTCATCTAAGAAACCGCACACAGTTGCTTGGATACCTTTCCATAAAGATAAAACACTTTCAACTTCGCTTTCTCCTAGAGCATCATCTTGAATTGGATAGTATCTAAGTTGAGCTACAGGAATCTTCCCATGTTTAAAAGGATTTTTAATATTTCTAACAACAGTATTAAATCTAGGAACAAAAGAAATCCATCTATCTTCTCTATATTCTGTAATAACTAATAATACTGGATAAGCTTCATCATCTCCAACACGATCAGTAAGTCCTTGAATTGATCTAACTGTGCTAACTCTCTCATTATCTCTTTTATCAGAAGTAATTTGTGCATCATTAGCTAATTGTGATTTAACAAAGCCTAGGTTCTTCCAGATAGTTTTCCCAGAGGCTTTATTCTCATTTTCCATATCTTCTACAAACATCCATTTTCTATGTTGGAACCATTTAGCATCTCTTATATGGCTAGCGTTAAAATCCATACCGCAATCTCTAATATCCCAAGGAATCATTTCATTACCAACAAATTTAAAGTTACCATCTTGGTCTTTTTCTTCAATCCATGGAACATAAGCAAATTTAGTCGAATATAATCTGGTATCTTGTGAAGATATAACTAGTTTCTCTTGCATCGAGCCACCATGATCTGCGTTATCCCATTGTTTAGATAAAATCATGTTTTGGATCTCAGCTTTAATCATATCAGAGGTTTCTCCTCTTGGGACAACTCTACCTTTTGGTTTTTTATTTAAAAGACGCGCATCTTTTTCTATAACTGAGGTTCTAATTCTAGGGTCAGTAGTTCTTGAGATAAAAGGCCAATCTTTTGGTAATTCTCCCCAATAAGCTCTAGTTATATCAATCCAGCCGTTTTTTCTAGTCCTTCTTTGGTCATTATCCTCACTCCACTTCTGATAATGCGAGTCTAGCTCTTTTAATAGCTTATCTTCTCTTTGGCTTACTGTTTTTTTGCGTTTGTTTTTGTTTTCTTCCATATTCTGATTCTAATTTTTTTCAAAAGAGGTTTACAAGAGGAATTTATTTCCTAAACCTCCTTTTTTTCCACAATTTCTTTTAATTTTTGGAAATTTACCACTTTTTTTACTTTAACCACATTTTCACAACAAGAGCAAAGCCTAACAAACTCCCTAAACTTACCATTATCCATACAAAACATATAAGCTGGAGCTTCTTTTGGCTGTTTCTCTCCACATGCCTGGCAAAACCATCCTCCACCATGTTTAACTATCCCGTAATTTCTTCCGCCATACTTAGTCCATCCATACATCATCTTTGTTATAGATACTGTTTTAATAATTTGCTCCTTTATCCTATCTTCCATTTTCTATTCCTAAATTTGTTTAAAGATATTATTCTTTTCTTGAACAAACCTCCTGGCCTTTTTTCTGTTTGGTATAGTTGCCAGGCTATTGCTAAGCTCATTATAAGATCATCATGTGCGCCTCTTTCAGCCTGAGCTTTCCAAGCAGTGCTTGTTTGGACAGTAACAAAAGAAAACATCTCTTGGATAGTTTTGTAATCATGTATCTGGATTAATCTTCTATCAACGGCATCTTTTAAATCTGCCAGCATCTTCGGTCTAGTAGCACTGTTAGTATCCCAACCCAATTTTCTTCTAGTATCGTTTCTTAACTTGCCATAAGTATACATTTCAAAGACTATAAATTTCTGCATCTTATTTAAACTAGCTAATCTCTCCATTTCAAATACCCCACCATTGTTTCTCTCAAAGGCAACCACTGGTCTTACTCCAGTAATATCATAGATTTCTTCTAGTAATTTTAAAACAATTGGTGTCATATTAGTTCCGAGCGTTTTCTCATGGTAAACCAAGGGCACATCTAATTTATCAGCGGAAAAGAATTGAGCAGAGCAGTAATCTACGCCACCAGCAGCAGTATCTACGCCAACTAAAAAAAATTCACCTTGTTCTATATCTCTATATTGTCTTATTGTATCGGTTAGCATAAGTTGAACTCTCCAGGTGGAACTATCTGATTTTTATAATACTCTAAAGCTTCGCTACTAAAGAAACATTCACCACTAGTAATGAAAGCTTCAATTGGAGTTTCTGGATACTCCTGTGGATATTGCCTCTGCAACTCCCGTTTTTTATTTTCTAAAAACTCTTTACTATAAAAATCACTAGCTTTGTAAAAAATAGCCTTGAAGCTTGTTTCGCCATTAACACTTTTATCCCAATACTCTTTAAACTGGTTAAAACCATTAGCGGTGGTTTCAATAATAACCCTGCCTGTTGGAACAACTGCTTGCATTGCCCCAGCTAACAAGCTATCCATATTAGGGTAAAAAGCAGCCTCAGAGAAATGTAGATTGCTGACAGTCTTAGAACGACCAAATTGTGCCTTCTGAGCCGTACCTATAGTATATCTGCTTTTCATAGCGTCGTTATAAAGTTCGTATTTGCTGGAATATCTAAATGGGATCTTTATCCTTCTAATCTGCTCATAGCTTTCAATGTAATACCTGACCTTGTCTAACATCTCCTCAGCGTTTTCTTTTTCATCTGCAACAATAATATTACGAGTGTTAGGCTTTAATAAGAAATCAACTGTAAATATAGCCAGGATAATAGAAGAAAATCCCTGCTGACGCGCTTTTAAGATAACATCATAAGCCCCGCTAGAATCCTCTAGTAAATACTTGTCCTGTATCTTGTTTAAAATGAAAGGAATATTGTCTAAGTTCTTATCAACTATTTTAAAATACTTCTCAATGAATTGTTTATAACCAGCTTTAAATGCCACATTGGTATTTTAACATACCTTAGTACAGTACTATTAGACTTTGCCTAATAGGCCAGTGCTTTAATAAAAGCACAGTACTACCTTGGATGGTACCTATTGCAAAGCGGGGGTATATGTTTTATAATTAATTTGTTGGTTAGATAAAGAGTTTTTAATTAAGATGTTTAGGATCTAATCAACACTAAACACTAGACATCTTAATCAAGAGCTCTTTTTTTTATGCTTGCAAACCTATGGTTATAAATGTTAAAAAGAGAGTACAGATAATTAATACCGATTGGGAGTTAAACTAATCAGATCGGTGCACAGAAAAGTGATTAGACCTTAGATGACCTGGACAGGATTCCAGGAGCGACAAGATAAGAACAAAACACTGCTTAACTAAGGACTTGTGGGAAAGTGGAAGGAAAAGGCTTAGAGAATTTGTAGCCCCTTCCCCCCTAGCAATAAGAGCTAGGTGGCTTCGACTTAGAAAGTAATGTTTCTAACGAGCCTTAAGTAAATTCTTAATGTGATATTCAACTCAACAAGGGGGGGAGACCCTTCCAGTAGCTCTAAGATAAGTTATAAGACAAGGCGAGTGAGAACGAGCCGAGATATATTCCAGTAGTAGTACAGTACTATTAGTATGGTACCTATATTATGGGATATAATGTAGAAAGTAATGAGTGTTACGTGTGTAGATACGGTCGTACCTTTATACTCACTTTAACATCCACTTAAGTAGGGAGGTGGGTATTACCTCAAGAGAGAACAACAGTTATATATCAAACTCCTTAATATCTTCTCTCAATTTATTTAATACATTCACTTGGATATTATTGTTAGTTTGGGGTTTAGCTATACCAGCTCTATCTAATACTTCCAAGTTAGCAGTTAATCGTGTATTATCTGATTTAGCAGCACTAGCTATTTTAATAACTTCATTGGCACTTATTAATGCGTTAGAATTGAGCTTTTCTCTAGCTAATTTAACTGTCATTTTATTAAATTCTTCGACTTGTTTTAGTATCACTGGGTAACGTTGGAAACGACTATAAAGAGCTCTTTCGCTTATATTTAAAAGCTCACTAGCCATCAATTTATTACCGTTGCTCTCAAGTAAAGCATTAACAGATTGTCTAATCATCGCTAATCTTTTCTTAGTCATTGGTAGTTTGCTCACCTTATCAGTCTCACGGAATTTATTCCAAGTTACACTAGATCTATCCACCTTAACAACACCCTTTAACACTAACTTATCCCCCTTTTTTATACCCTTGTTTAGTTTCTTCTTCATATAAAACCATTATACTACACACCTACTTGAGTAAAGCAAAACCTATTTACCTATTGTTAACATAATAAGTATATGCTATAGTATATATATCTTAATAAATATGAGGGAGGGAAAAACCACATGAATAATCAAACAAGGTTAAATCACA